ACCCTGATTTCCTTGAACTCCTTGGAAATTACTTAAAGGACCTTGAAGTCCTTGATTTCCTTGAAGACCTTGATTTCCTTGAAGACCTTGATTTCCTTGAAGACCTTGATTTCCTTGAAGACCTTGGTTGCCCTGAGTTCCTTGGAAATTACTTAAAGGACCTTGGAGACCTTGATTTCCTTGAAGACCTTGGAAACCTTGGTTTCCCTGAGTTCCTTGAAAATTACTTAAAGTACCCTGAAGACCTTGGTTTCCAAATCCTTGAATTCCCTGAGTTCCTTGGAAATTACTTAAGGTTCCTTGGTTTCCTTGAAGTCCTTGGAGACCCTGGCCAGCAAACTCTCCAGACAAACCTTGAGAATTTTGTACACCTTGGGTACCTTGGAAATTACTTAATGTCCCCTGAAGACCTTGAATTCCTTGAGTACCTTGAGCATTCTGTACACCTTGAGATCCTTGTGTACCTTGGAAATTACTCAAATCACCTTGAAGTCCTTGGAGACCTTGAAGTCCTTGGAGACCTTGGCGTCCCTGAAGACCAAATCCTTGGGTTCCCTGAAGTCCTTGAGAACTCTGAATACCTTGAAGTCCCTGAATACCTTGATTTCCTTGAGATCCAATACCTTGGAGTCCTTGAATACCTTGGGTACCTTGAGCATTCTGATTACCTTGAAGACCTTGAAGACCCTGAGTTCCCTGACGACCCTGAGAACCAAGACCTTGCATACCCTGAAGACCTTGGTTTCCTTGAAGACCCTGATTTCCTTGAACTCCTTGGAAATTACTTAAATCACCTTGGAGACCTTGACTACCTTGAAGACCTTGGTTGCCCTGAGCTCCTTGGAAATTACTTAAATCACCTTGGAGACCTTGGTTCCCTTGAAGTCCTTGATTCCCTTGAAGTCCTTGGCGTCCCTGAAGACCAAATCCTTGGGTTCCCTGAAGTCCTTGGATACCCTGATTTCCTTGATTTCCTTGTAGACCTTGGCGTCCTTGTGCACCAAATCCTTGGGTTCCCTGAAGACCTTGAATACCTTGGTTTCCCTGAGCATTTTGGTTTCCTTGAACACCTTGGTTTCCCTGCGATCCAATACCTTGGAGACCTTGAAGACCTTGAGCATTTTGATTACCCTGAAGACCTTGGTTTCCTTGTGCACCTTGGTTGCCCTGAAGTCCTTGATTACCTTGAACTCCTTGGAAATTACTTAAATCACCTTGAAGACCTTGATTTCCTTGAAGACCTTGATTTCCTTGAACTCCTTGGAAATTACTTAAATCACCTTGAAGACCTTGGTTTCCTTGAAGTCCTTGAAGACCTTGGTTTCCCTGATTTCCTTGGAGACCTTGAGTTCCCTGAGTTCCTTGAAAATTACTTAAAGAACCCTGAAGACCTTGGAAATTGCTTAAAGTTCCTTGAGTAGCCTGGGTGCCTTGGAAATTTGATAATGTGCCTTGATTACCCTGGGCGCCTTGTCTTCCTTGAGTGTTTTGAGTGCCTTGAGTTCCTTGGAAGTTAGATATGACACCTTGAGTTCCTTGGAAATTGGATAAAACACCCTGAGAACCTTGGAAATTGCTGAGAACACCTTGAGAACCTTGACGACCTTGTGTACCTTGGAAATTACTTAACGTTCCTTGAAGACCTTGGTTTCCTTGAAGTCCTTGGAGACCTTGATTGCCTTGAGTTCCTTGGAAATTACTGAGATGACCTTGGAGACCTTGATTACCCTGAAGTCCTTGGAGACCTTGGAGACCTTGATTACCTTGAGTTCCTTGGAAATTGCTGAGAACACCTTGAGTTCCCTGAAAATTACTTAATGGTCCCTGTAATCCTTGGAGACCTTGAGTGCCTTGAGTGCCTTGAGCACCCTGATTACCTTGAGTTCCTTGGAAATTAGATAAAACACCCTGAGAACCTTGGAAGTTTGATATTGTTCCTTGATTTCCTTGGAGACCTTGAGTACCTTGAAAATTACTTAAAGGACCTTGAAGACCTTGATTTCCTTGAGCATTCTGAACACCTTGAGAACCTTGAGTTCCTTGTGCTCCCTGAGTTCCTTGGAAATTACTTAACGTTCCTTGAAGACCTTGGAAATTACTAAGTGTACCCTGAATACCCTGAGCACCTTGTGCTCCTTGTACTTGACCTCTCCATTCAACTTTTTGTCCTGTTGATACTAAAACAGATCCAGCATATCCAACATTCCCCTTAGAATCTAAAAGTTGATTATTAATTCTAATTGCTTTAGATATTTCAAAATTGGTAGTAGGTTGTGTTGTACCTATTCCAATAAATCCACTATCTTTATTGTAAATTATTGCTGAGGTTGGTTGTATTTCATTATCATCATTAAATAAGAACTCTCCAATATTCTCATCGCTTGGTGCAAAAACTGTAATAGTGGCAATTCCACTATCAACAGTTGCTGTTACTGCTGCTCCGACTAAATCGATAATAGTTACATTATTCTCATCACCAATAGGAATACCTTCATCCCTAAATCTTAAACCAGTTTCTTGCCAATATCTATCTTCATTTGATGCACCATCAAATGTAATGAGCGAATATACTGTACCAATACCTGTAGGAGTAGTCTTTTCTCCTGGATAACCAAGGTTTGGTTCCGCTTGTTCTAATCCAAGAAATCTATATCTATCAGATGATATACCTGATAGAGGTCTTACTTTTTTTCTCCCGCTACTATATTCTGCCATCTCTATATGTTATACGTTGCTGTTCTCAAGAATACTTGCAGTAAATTCTAATTGTAGCGGAGCGACCGTTCCTCCACCCTTGAATGTGTGTGCAATTCCAACTGCAGTTCCCACATTGGTATCAAATTGATATTCTGATATTATATTATCTATAGTGAATCCTGCCTGGGGATCTGGGAAAAAAGTTGTTGTTAAACCAGCATTAGAACCGCATGTGAATTCGAGACCACTCATTGTAATTTCTTGTCCAACAACAAAGCTGTGAGGGTCATTAGTGGTTACTGTCAAAATGCCAGTTGGTTCATCATATTCACACGTAAAGATGCCAACATATCCAGATGTAATTCCACTAATTACAATTGAGTCTGATATGAGTGCCGTTCTTTCAAGCACTAAACGACCATCGATTACGATTAACTGATCCTCTGGAGGAATTTCTGCATTTTTAATGATTCTAGTATCTCTTGTATTTCCAGTTCTATTTGTTTTTCTTCGATGAATAACTGTTACCTTAGGATATGTTTCTCCAATACCTACATTCGCAACAGCAGCTCTCAAAACAATCGCAGACACTCCAACAGGTGCCTCATAGATAACCTGTTCTCCTGGTGCTACTGGGACTGCAAATGTTAGAAACTTATTAAGGGGTGCTACTGCCATATTAACTTAACGCCAGAATTAATGGTGTGACCTGTGCCTGAATTGACCTATTAAAATCTCTTCCGCTAATTGATGCTGTTGTTTGACTAATTTGGATTCCTCCACCAATGTTGAAGTTTCCAGCTTGATCACTACTTGTATAAGGTATTTGTGCTCCGTTTATCGCAATAACTTCATTTTCTTTAATTGGAACACCACCTTGCTGTGGTGTAGCTTTATTTATGTCTGTACCAGAACCGATGTATTCAAAAGACTGTCCACTTGCGATAATTCTACTAATACGATAATGGTAAACAGATACTCCAGCACCAATTGGATATGGGACAAATTCATTAAGGACAACTGTAGAAATACCTATTGATCCTGCAGTTGTTTTACTTACTGGAAGTGATGGACTATTTGTGGTAATTCCAGTAGTTACAATTCCAACAAGATTGTCAATTGAGAGTTTAACATCTGCACAATTTCCTGGGTCAATATTATTTCCACTTAATGGGTCAACATTAATTGTATAGTCGAATATCTGTTCATAACTATTCAAATCAGTATATTCTTGTTTTGTTACTGCTACATTATTGATGATATCCTTAGCGATATCAGCAGCAGATTCATATGCAAAGATTGATTGTTCCTCTTCATCAAGTAGAAATTCTGTTGTGTAATAAAAATTGGCGACATCATATGTTCTATCATTGCCACCAAACTGTAAGTTATATGTAATTGCTCTTCCAAATGCAAGTTCCAAATCTTCAATACATCTTTGATTTCCAGTGGGAATCTCGAATGGAATACCTAAAGTAACATTCCAATGGTATAATGTTCTATCAACTGCTTCTGCGGCGAGGAACTTTAAGTTATTTTGTATTGATTGAACTGCATCAGCATATCTATGATTTGGTGGAGTTGGTTCCGTAGACTCAAGAATAGTATAGTAAATTGGTGCCATCTTAGCTTCTGCTTTTGCATCGCCTTCAATATCAATAACAATATTTTGTGTTGAAAGATAATTTCTTCCACTACTTACAATATCAATTGCAGTGATTGAACCTGTCAAATCATCAATTGTTGGACTAACTTCAGCAATAATTCCTTCTGGACCCTTTGGAAGAATTGTACCATCTTCATCTCTAACAACAATGTTTGGTGGACCAGCAGCACTATATCCACTGCCACCATCAATAACTTTAACACTTTCAAGTAGTTGAAGTGGTGCTGTGATTGGTTCACCATCAACTTCAACACCAAACCAAATTGCCTGACCATCATACGGTCTTCTTACATTATTTTCTTGGTCTGCTACATTATAAAGTGAGAATGTATCCGCTTCTTGAAGTGCTGCAGCACCCAAATAAGATTCAAATTCTAATCTACTTAATCCATCTCCATATAATCCATAATTACCAAAGGAAGAGTTAGAGTTTGTCAGGTCGCACTGACCACCACTAGAAACATAAACACCAATATCACATGCAATTGTGAACAGAGAAACTAACTGAGCATATCCACTATTAGTAATTGAGATACCAATACCAGCTTCATTATATTGTGTATAGGCATCAAGAACCATTGATTTGAGGTTTGCACCAATGGTTGATCCAGTGGCATGATCACCTTCAATCTTCATACCAATACTTTCTGTCACAAAGTTTGTACAGTTCCTGACATATGGAGATTTCCATCTTCCTGTTGGACCCTCATCTGCTGGCCCTGGTTCTGTATATCCAGTAATTGCACCATATGCTCTTCCATCAGCAATATATTCTGGAGTTGGTGGGAAAGCGATAATAGCAGCACCAGTATGCCTTTCTCCAGGTTTGCTCTGGAAATTCATATTTTCAACCAAACATCCTCTTCTTACATGGAATAAGTCTTTATCAGTATTCAAAGGTACAACAGTAACAAGTCTCAAATCTTGACCACTAACACCCACGTCTCTTTGAAGACCGATTGGATTCTGTTCATAATAAGTACCACTTCTAACAAAGATAGTATCACCAGGTTCTGCAATCGCCGCCGCAGCAGCAATAGTTAGTTTTGCATCACCTTCAGTTCTTCCACCATTTGAATCATTACCATATTTTGTTACATAAATTACATTCTTAGAATCTGCACCAGGTGGAACCCAAACAATTCTTCCATCTGGTTCTGCAATTGATGGAGCTTCACTAGGACCAGATTCTATGATTGATGTTATAATTCCTGCATAGGTATCAATTGCTGATACAACATTTGCACATCCAAATGGATCAGTATTTACGCCAACTGCTGCATCATCCTGTATTGTTAAATCTTTTATTTGTTTAAAAGTAACAATACCAACAGTTCTCTGTGGTGCTATTCCACTTATAAATCCCGTAACAATACCAATATACTGTGTGATTGCACAAACTTGATCGCTACAATCAACCTCAATATTTGGAATAGTTGTAATATCTCCAGTTGCAATCGGTGTTGTAATAATTCCAACCAAATTATCCACAAATGCTTGCTGTGAAGCGCAAGAGTCTGGTGAAGTGTTAAATCCAGTAAGTGGGTCTGCAATGATTGTTAAATCTTTTGCAAGTAATCCATTTGTGAGAGCAAGTTTCATTAAATCTCTTGCTACATGGAAACTCTCTATCGTCTCCTGCTCTTCACCAAATACTGCATCAACAATTGGGGTTCCATTGTTAAAGTATGAATTTGCAACGCCAACAACATTACATGTTGACCTGTCTCTTAGGTCTTCTGCGACGGCATCAATAACAAAACCAATATCACGGAAGCACTTACTACCACCAGCAGTGAATGTTCCAAAGTTATCTAATAGATCATCTAAACTATCTCCATTTCCTGCACCAATTACAGTTGTAACAATACCAACTAAGTTATCGATATTATCCTGAACATCATTACATGAGACTGAATTGGTATTATTACTTAAATTGCCTTTGGTTCCATATGGTGGTGGATTACTGCCAGGATTTGGGTCTCCAGTAATCGTAAGATCTTGATAATCTGCATCGGGTAAGATATTGTTTATGGCAAGTTTCATGAAGTTTCTTGCCTCTTCAAAAGCGTAGATGGTTTCCTCTTCTTCTCCTGTTACGGCACCACCTAGATACTGAGCAGCAAATCCTTGAGCGTAGATATTTCCACCAGTGAATACGTCCGTTGCAACATAATCAACAAGATATCCTATATCTCTTCTACACTTATTGCCAAAAGTATTTCCACCATTTCCATCATAGTTTGGATACAGTGCAATTAAATTGTCATATGATTTATCAATAATTACCTGTCTGTTAAGCGTAATTAAACGATATGCATCATAATATCTAGATCTTCCATTTGTTTCATCATCACCAGGGAAGAAGAAGTCTGGGAATGACTTTGCAATTCCCGCAAGTGCTCTATCTTGAATTTCTCTTTTGTTTGCAACGATAAGATTATATGAATCATAGTCTCTATATTCTGGAGCGTCTTGGTAATCTCCTGCTACACCAGAAAAATCTCCAAGAATAGTATTATCAACGAACTGAGTATATGTGTTGAGAGTACCAGATATTTTTGTTACTGTTGCATTGCGAATGACTTTATTTGCAACATCTCTTGCTCTTTCGAAAGCATAGATTGATTCTTCAACTTCTCCAGACAGAATTGCCGAATTGTTTAGATAAAGTTTTCCTGCATCAAATACTTTATCATTTCCTCCTGCCTTCAAATTATAAATGACTGCTTGTAATGTTTTTTTAATGTCATCAATACATTTCGCATTACCTTGAGGAATAACTAAAGATGGGTATTCATCAATAGTTCTATCGACTGCTTCCGCAGCAATAAAATCTAAATTATTTTCAATAAGTCTTGCCGCATCACCATTTAATGGATTTGTAGGTCTTGGTTGATATAATTTTGGTGGATTTGCGTTGTTAATTACATATTGTGCAAGTGTTGATGCTGCTCCAATTGCTGCAATCGTAGCATCCTTGATACTATATCCATTTAAATCTGTTCCAGTAATATGAAGTAGAGTATTTCCACTATAATATGATAATGCAGCACCTACTGTTTTCTTATTTCCACCTTTTGTAAGATCTATTGTAATAGATTTTAGAATATCTTTGATGTCATCTTTACATGATGTATAATCATTGTCCTGCATTGTGAATGTAGGACCACCTTTATAATCTGGACTAATAATATATCCTACCGCTTCTTCTGCAATAAAGTCCAAATTCAAACGAATTTGATTGGCAGCATCGAAGAATCTGTCGGTGATTACTTCTCCTTCGTCATTAACTGCAACAGAACCTAATACTGATCTTGGAACTTTATATTGTGTATTTGCATATCCTACATTATCATTACTGTCAATTAAAGATTCCTCAATCTTTACGTCATCTAAATCTGCAAGACCATTTAAATATAAATTTTTCCATTGCTTCCCCTCTGTACCAAGATTATAATCATCATCAGTATTTGGTACTAAATCTGATACAAATTCACCAGCAACACTAATATCGTCGGTAACTGAATCACCAATACCAATTGTACCACCTCTGAATATCGCATTACCTATAAATTCTGATGATCCTACTACTTCTAAATTGTTGCCAACATATAAGTCATTTCCAACATAAAAATCATTTGTAATTGTACCAATTCCAGCCTCAATAGAAGTTGCAGTAGCGATTCCTAGAGTGGAAAAATCAGACTCTAATACTGTAGTATCAAGAATTGAAACTGTAGCAATACCAGTTATATTAATATCACCTTCAAACTCATTTCTATTGCCTTTGAAGAAAGAATCTCCAGTTACTTCTAAGGTTTTACTGAATGTTGCAATCCCTGATACTGTCAGATTACCATCAATATCTACTTTAGTATTGAAAAATACTCCAGGACTAGTAGACTCTACTGTAAATATCCCATCTGATGTGACATTACCCAGTGTTGTAGATCCATCAACATTGAGATTAGTATCAATATCAAGATTGCCACCAATATTTACGTCGTTGAGGAATGTATTAGTTGCTCCAAAGAAGATTGTATTATCACCGAATGAAGATGTACCTCCTACTAAAAAATCTGCATTTGTTGTAAGGTCATCACTAACTGTTAATTTTTGCTGGAAGAAAACATCATCAGCGACGTTAAGTATTCCACCAATATATACGTCTTTTACAATACCAACACCACCATCAATTTGAACAGATCCAGTAGCAATTGATGTAGAATTGGTTGTATCATCTACACGAACAATATCTAGAAAAGTTGCTTGCTGACCAACAGTAAGTGTTTCACCTATTACAACATCTTCACCAACTAGTAAATTCTTATCAATGCCAACACCACCATCAACCACCAGAGCTCCATTGTCCTCTGTTGTTGACTGTGTAGTATTTCTTATATAAACTATTCCATCAACATCCAAATAATTTTGTGCCTTTATACCTCCACCAATATAAACACTTCTACCAATACCTACTCCACCATTAAATACTGCAGAACCAGTATCTGTAGAAGTGGACTGAGTAAAATTAGTGACATAAAGACCATTATCTACTGTTATTGAATTACCAACGCCAAGATTGTTGTTAATGGTAGTGGGACCATTAACCAGTAAAGAACTAGTAATTCTAGTACTACCAGATACATCCAGTTGATATGAAGATATATTATTTGAACCAATGGCAACTTTTCCAGTCGTTGATAATCCACCACTACCATCATTCACCCAGAAAGATATTACATTAACATCAATAATTTGTGGGTTACCTGGATTAGGTGTCGCCTCAACAACGTCTCCCCCACTCTGTGTTCCAACAAAGTTAAATATACTGAAAGATTGTCCTACACCAACGAAAACTCCTTCGTTTTGAATAGGAACACCTAGTCCTTCACCAGGAGCAACTGATAACCAGCGAATGCCACTAGCATCTTTCGAGAGGAAAAATCCTGGAGTTCCTGGACTATTTGAAGAATCATAGATATCCGCATCGATTTTTATACTTCCAGCGACATCAAGTCTCTGCTCTGGAAATAAACTACCTATACCAACTCTACCATCAAAAGGATTATAACCACCAACATCATCCCCAACAAGAACAATATCTGGACCAACATTAAGTCTTCTATTAACTGTTAAGTAGTCTAAGTCTAGTGGAAGATTAAAAGTTACCTCATCATTAAAAATTACTGGATCATTAAATGTTGCAGTTCCCTGGAAAATAGCATCTCCAGTTACTTCTAATTCTGAAACTCCACCAAAAGAGACTTCATCATTAAAAAAGACTGGTGCATTAAAGTTGGCAACACCCTCAAATGTAGACGTTCCAGCGACAATAAGTTGTTCTAAGTTTCCAAATGAAACTGATGCATTTACAACCAGGTTTTCAATAGAAACATCACCTAAGGAAGCATTTGCGTTCCAAAGTTGCCCATATACCCTTACATTATTATTAAACCAATGGTCTGCTTCGTATATGGTTTGTTGGTTTGCTGGTGGGACAGGTTGATTTGCCATTGGAATATTTTATGCGAAGATTCCTGTAAGACCTTTTATAATATCTTTGGATATGTAAATTTCGGGGTCATCTAAAGTTTGAGATATCCAAGTTTCTTTTTCTGGAACTGCATTTCCATCCAAAGCTTTGGTATTACAAATCATAGCTTCCATTTGACATTTATTATTTGCTTTTGCAAAGATATTGTTTGCCTGAATTGATACATCTCCAGAAGCTTCAAAAACAATATTTTTACCAGAAATTTTAACATCACCATTTTCCATTGCAGTGATAGCAATATCTCCACCTGGAGTTGATATAATTACGCTAGGAGAATTAGTTTCATTTTTTGCACCGCCGACTATTTCAACCGATTGATCGGAGTGTATTTTAAATCTGCCCGCATCTGACATTCCAATATTTGCATTATCACCATTTTTAGAAACCATATACATCCCATATATGGTTTCACCATCATTACCCATAGACGGATTAGTATAATCTACATGGACTTGTGGTCCAAGATTGTAAAATTGTCTTTTATTCCAATCTATGTCTCTTGTCATTAGCTAATACAATCGATGACTTGTTTTAATTGACCTTTCTGTGTCCCTTCTGGTTTCAATTTCAGTCTTGCTTTTAATACTGCACCATAACCAGTTTCTGTTTGAATAATAAATGATGGCAAGTCCTTTACTATTCTATTATCATTATTTATTGGTAGTACTTTGACTATAGATCCATTATCATCGACAACAATTGAATACACATATTCATCACCTTCTTCTTCTGGATTATCATTATCAACAAATACTACAATAGTATCATCAGGTTTATATCCAACACCTGGTTCTATCGGAACAACTTCATCGATAATATAATTTTCATCAATAGATGGATCTACTGGATATTTTTCACCCTCAGATATAATGTAAATATCGTCGATTTCTCCAGTGGTTGGATTTATACTTGCTTTTGCTATTGCACCATATCCTTGATTACAATTATCAGTTATTTCAACCATCGGATTCTTTATATAACCAGACCCTGGATTAGTTAAATCTATACCAATGATGCTTGCAGTCTTTGTACCTTCTTCACCTATAATACTTCCAAAGATTGCTTTTGCTGCACCACCAACTCCACCACCACCAAATATTTTAACTCCAGTTATACAATTCAATGGTGGTCCAGTATAGCAACTTCCTAATGCACTCTTAAATCCTGGAACAGAAACACTTGGATTATTAAAATCCCATACACCAAGAGATTGTGTAAGTTGACTGACTTCTTGCCCAGCATCTACAAGTGTTTGAACAGCATTATTTGCAGTATTTGCAACTTCTAAAATTGATTGAATACCTGCTGCTGCAGTCTCTACAGGACCTTTTCCTATTTCATATTGTTCTGCGCCATTATCCTCAGATTCTTTTTCTGCACAAGATAGGGCACCAATAATTCCGAGAAGACCTTCAAAATTTGATCTTAAGAAACTTATAAAATTAAATCCAAATAAAATTTTATCTATCGCTCCCATCAAAGGACCTAAGAATTTAGTAATACCTCCTATAATCATATTTGCTATTCCACCAATAGCTTGATTAACAATACAACTTACCATATTCTTAACATTATTTGCAATACCACTTACAATATTTGCAATACCACTTCCAAGTGTATCAATAACTTTATTGACAATACATGGAAGTGCATTTTTAATCGCTGTGATTGGAACGACTAGTGCATTTTGTGCCAAAACTCCTGCCTTATGTGCAATAACTTCGTTTCCAGTTGCAGCAAGGACAGTATTATACACTATTTTATAAAGAGTTTTTAAACCACTCTTTATAACAGGAGACAATTTTTTAAAAAGACCCTTAGTCATGTTGGCGACTAATTTTGATGCATGTTTTTTTATCGATTCTGTTGTTTCACTAATAAATTTATCAATTTTTTTCTGAACACCATCTATCGCTTGTGTTACTGATGAAATGCCCACATTTATAGAAGTTGTTACTTCTTTAATTTTATGAACAAGATTCTTTAAATCTGTTTCTATTTTTTTTAGAGTACTATCTGGTTTTTTAGATGCTATATTTACTATTAATCCATTAGCAGAAGATGCAGGTCTTTCATTTGATCCTATATTTTGTGCTTGATTTCTTGAAACATCTCTTGGTGCTTTTTGAGATTCAGAACTTCCACCTTCATTAGATTCATTCTTTACAATGTATGCATCGGTGGCGACTGCTTTATCATTATAACCAGTAAATGGAACGAAAGGTGAAGTATATTTCGAAGAAGAAACTTCTCCTGTCCTACCCAATATTCCATTGATTACGGGAATTTGTGCGTTATCTCCATCCAGAAAGAATCCAAATACAATATCACCTTGACTTATTTTAACACTCTCCGCTTTTCCTCCAGCACCTGAACCAGATGTTGTTGGTAGCATAACTATTGCCCATGGCAAATCTTCATTGGGCAGTTCATCCGTGAATGGATGATATCCCATGATACGAACCTTATATCTATTTCCCCATCCACCACCATTCAACTGTCCACCCATGTCTTTTTCTGGTGGTATCTGACCTACCCACCATCTAAAACCATCTCTACCTATAAAATTACTTTTTATTAAAGAATCGTTTAACATTTTAGATTGTGGTGGATTTTCCGAATGTGTCTCTAACCAACTTCATCGACGTATAAGAACCGTTAGTGTCAAAATGATGACATAATTCTTTTATCATATATAGACCGCTTTGCTCTTCATCAAACTCTCTTTTATCAGTTGATACTGTAGTCTTTGGAAATTTACATTCTATGATATCACCAGCCTTCAAATTTGTATTTGAGGGAACAGTCATGGTGAGAGTCTGAGTAAACAGAGAATTATATCTCATCACAGTCTGAGACTGATACTTCTCTGGATCAGAATTTGTATCATCTTTTGATACTCCTTTGTCTAGTGTTCCAACATCCAATATTTGTGTCATGATACGTGTAGGGACATCTGCAAGCGATACATCACTACCCTCAGATATTGGTGGTAATTCAATATTCTTGCCTAAATTTTTAACTTTACCAGAATAATTTTGAGAACTGAATACTGATTTGTCTTTTGGTGTTAGTCCAAATGTAAGAGGATTTAAAAATATTCTCTGAGATGAATAAGTACCCATTCTCAAGTTTTCAAGTAAATTTTGATTCTTATTGGTTACATAAGAGAGAATATTAAAATCTTGATCACTTGGAGAACTTGAAGCGCCTGTTTTGTAAATATACGTCGCCTTCGGATCTTTAGTCATCAATGAATCAATTGACCTAAAATCATAACTATCCTTTGTTTGATAAAATACAAATCCTGCAGTAGAATCTTCTTGTGAAATATCAGGAACAGATTTTGATGCTAACCAAGTCAAGACTGTGAATGGTTTTCTCAGATTACCGATGAAACCATACTTATTTTGAGTTTTGTCAATATTTAATTCTCTCGATGTTTGTATTTTCTTTGTCAGTATATCCTCCACAGATGTACTGATAGGAGAGGATGATGGATACTTTCTAGCAACTCTAGTTGTTTCATTAGTAATCGCTTCCCTAGAAACAAGATTCAATGTGAATACTTCTTTTTCACCTTCACTAACTACATTTGAGATTCCAGAAACATAAAGATATCTGTCTGCGAGAGTAGCAAAATCTATTCCTGGATTACTTTCTGTATTTCCTTCAATCTTTAATGATACTCTTTCAGCACCTCTCAGAGGTAGACCATTATAAAGAGATTGTAATGATCCATCCTCACCTTCTACCGTGTTTCCAGTATTAACAACTACCATTTTTGCAGTAATAGTAGGTGAAAATATGTCTTCATAGTAATCTACAGAAACGACACCAAGTCTTATATCAATTGCTTTCTTTTTATCATTAGACTCGATAATTATTTCCGCATATTGTGATGCATCTATTGCTGCCATTATGTGTATGCCAGTTCTACAAGTAAATTGGTTCTATTCAATTCTGCCATAACATTGTTTTTAGTATTTATTGTAGGTCGTGAAGGATCTGCAGAAGCGACCATCGGTTCTTGTTTTGGTGCTTCTGATTGTTGTCCTCCACCTCCAGCAAGAACTATTGTCGTCTTTCCTTTTCTTTCTGCAGTAATGTTTGATGCTACCCTATTAGTTTCTGCAGTGATACTAGAAACTTGTGCCTTACTGACTACTTGACCATCTTTAGATATATCTGATTCTATTAGTGTTTTTCCTATCGAAAGTAAGTTCAAATATGGTTTTGGGTCAATTGCTTTTCCGCCTGGTCTAACTTCATAATGTAAATGAATGTCATAATTTCCACCAGTCTTACCTATTTCACCAATTGTAGTTCCAAAACGATACTCTTCTCCACTACGGACGTAAATCTTTGCCAGATGGGCAAACCAATACTGAGTTCCACCAGAATCTTTGATAATGACTAATTTTCCATATCCACCACTAGTTCCTGCAAAACTAACTCTACCATCTATTCTAGCACCGACATAGTATCCAGTTTGGTTACTAGTTCCAATATCAATTCCCTCATGTAGTCTTTTACCACCATCCCTTGATGCACCAAATCCTTGACCTGGGGTCAATCCAACTCTTGGTGTTCCACCAGATGGTCCAGCGACATTAATTTCATCTCTTACAATAGTTCTCTTTCCAGGTTTTATTGGAGATATTGTTGCTTTTCTTGTGGCAGAAAGATTTTTTTGGAAAACATTTTTCAGATCTCCTTTGCGTTTAGTTGGTTGATTGTAATCATTTCCTGGGAATGATGCCCATGTTGGAGAAAGTCTTTTGATTACATTATCACTAAGTCCTTCTTTTTTAAGAATCTCAGGACTTACTCCATTTCTTGCGGCTAATCTTAATGCAAGTTCATCTTGGAATGCCTCATCAAATTTTCTATTTGTACTCATTTTAACAGATTTTGCAAGTCCAGTAATATCAATAAACTGATATGCACCAACTGCAGCAGATTGGTCCTCCTTTCCAGTACTATCAGTAAATTTACCTCGACCCTCTGCCAAAAATTTAGTTACTAACTCCTCAACTTCAGCAACAGTAAGTTCCGTTAAATCTCCACCATATTGTGAACCACCAAAGAAAGTACTATATCCCTGCGGTCCAGCAGTTCCTTCAGCAAATCTAATTGTCTTTAACAGTGCTTGCTGTTCAGGAGTTCCATATCCAGATGTATCATCAAATTCATCTAAATTTACATCATCACCAAAGAAATAACTCATTGGGTCTTTGAAAATTCTAAGCATCTGGTCAAGATTGGATTCCATATCCCTTGTACCTCTCCCAATATCCTCCATAGCCTTTTGAACTCTACCACTCTGATCTGTAAAATCAAACTTTGTAATATTAACAATCACACCTCTAAGCAAATCTCCAAATCCTTTGAGAGTATTAATAAGACCATCTCTAAAGTTTGAAAGAACTTTGAATAGATTCTGCACTCTCTCTATCAGAGTTTGTGCCATTTTAAGAATTTTCGGTAGATTATTAATTAACCATCCAACAAGAAGAGTTCCAAAATAGTCTAAAATTCGCCCAAAAAATCCTTTTGTACTAGAGGCAATAACTTTTCCAGTTCTTTTAACTGCTCCAGCAAGTCCAGAACTTGCTTCAATAATGTCTTCCTTTTGCCTCAATTGTGCAGCATCTCTTCTCTTTTTGAATATTTTTTGATCCTCAGATAATGCTTTTCTTCTAAATGCAGTGCTTTTTACTATACTTTTATTAATTTTTACGGCAACAGTTCTAGTTGCTGCCATGTTTTTTGTCAGCGTGTTTGCAGACTTCTGAATTTTCTTTATACTAATTGAAGACCTAAGTAGTGATTGATTTGCCATACTATCCTACCATGTCGATAACACCATACATGGCGACTGTGCTTGGAAGATAAATGTTTCCTTTATCGGAAGTATCGAATGTTGGAACGAAAACTGCAGAATCTGAACTGACAGATCTTGATGGGGGCGCTTGTGCTAGTTCTTTCTTTTGCATTTCACGAATTGGTGCAGTAATTATGTTCGGTGCTGGTTCTTGCAAATTACTAAGGGACTGTGAGACCATACTTCTATCTGCAGATGTCTTCACTGGTGCTATCTGTGCCTGAGCAGTTTTAGTTTCTTCAGGTTCTTTTGGTGTCAAATCTGAATCAGATACATTAAAAGCAATATCTCCAAAATTAGATGTAGCAAATACTCCATCTGCTCCAAAAAATGGTTTCGTATCTATCAATGGTGTCATTGCCTGTGTGTTAGAAGAAACTTTCTTTTCTTCTTCGACCTTCTTTTCTTCAGTCTCAGTTTTATTCTCCTCAAGTTTAGATTGAGTATCTTCTGCTTCTGCGGGTTTTATTTCTGCTTTATTCTCTACCTTCTCTTCACCACTAAACATAGACTTCATACTTTCAAGACCAGATTTTCCAAGATCTGAACCATAAAAATATGCTGGTAATGATAGTAAAAATCCATACTTACCAAATAGTGCTTTACCTGCTGTACCAGCAATAGTACTGAGAACACCTCCAGTCAAACCACCAGCAATCGCCCTGTCTGGACTTTCACCTGATAATAATTCAGCACCTGTTCCAAAAGCAATATTAGTTTTAAGACCTGGCAATAATCCTTTCAGTCTACCAGCAAGTGTCGGTTTTGGCGATGCAGTTTGACTTAAAGAACCTGCTGTAGACGAAGTTGTGCCACCAGTTGTAGTCGTAGTAGTCGTAGTCGTAGTAGTAGCTTTACCACCTCCAGTTTTAACAGCACCAAAACCTTTTCTTATGCCATTGAAAATTAATTGTGGCAATTTTAAAAATAATCCTGTACCAACTGCACCAAGTATCTTAATACCTACTCTCGATAATGTGATAATTAGTGCATTTACTCCAACATTAATCGCTAAGAATATTCCACCAACAATTCCTAAAGTCGCAAGAACATTATTTTTTATTTCCTCAAGCTTTTCTTTATTACCCTCAGAATAAGCTTTGATTGTTTGGAATCCTTGATTCAACAACCAACCAGCAAACAGAGTGGTAAGATAAGTCATTACACTCTGCAAAGTAAATTGCACTTTCGGTGCAATTGCCGCAATTGGTTTCGATAATGCAGACTGTATCTTCCTCTCAATTAAACTTTCTTTTCCTTCAAGAATTTTTTGTTGAGCTAATAATCTTTGTTGATTCTGTTCTTGTAATACTTTTTGCTTTTCTAATGCTTGGTTTACTTCCAAATTTTGAAGTACCGCCCTTAATGTTGTATCAATAGCAGTCATCTGCGAATTGATACCATTCAAACTTTGAGATACTCGCTCTAACTGAAGAGAATTTGCACGTATCAATCCTGTAGTAATAGGATCTGGTTGTGTGGTTTCCTGTTGCTGCGGAACAAATTTGCCCGTGAAAACAGATGACGAAACCCTCGACCTTGCTACTCTTATTCCTCCTAATATGGGCGATGATAACTCAGCCATTGAATTGATTCTTTAGGTTTTCTTCTTCAATATACTGTTGGAGGAAAGTTAGATAAATTTCTTTCTCCCAAGGTATCATATTTTCTAGCTCTGTCAAGCTATATTTATGGTGTTGCATCAAAGCAAAATTAATTTTGAAGTATGACTCAAGGTCAGTATGAGCCATACTTACGCGAAAAAAGATGCCAATCCTTCCAGAACTACATCACTCTCAACACCAGTATTAGGATTTTTAACTTTCATTGTATGTGAAAGTTTTGGCATTGTCTCGAAGAACTTTTCAATTTCCTTAAACTGCTTTGAATTCAAAGATTCTACAAACTCATTCAATTCTTTCTTTGAACAATCTTTTGCAGACCAAGATTCATCATCACTATAAATTTGCTCGATGCATGATGCAATTAATTCAAATGTTTGTGCAACACCAATCTCATCATCGGCAGTAAAGTTATTTTTGATAAACTCACTCATTGATGGATATTTCATTCTCAAGATGTGAGTATCATCAAGTTTGATATCTTTGTTATGCTTTTCATCTATGTAAACTTTTATCTCATCCAATGTAATTACAATCGGCACTTGTGTCACACCATCATCTGGACAAGTAACCAATACTTCAACTTCTTCACCAACAGATTTACCTCTAACATTCAAGAACAAATATTCAATATCAAATGTAGATAATTCATCTACTTTTACTCCACGTGTCAAAATGCAAGAACTTAGAACATCTTTGATTGCATTGGTGATTTGTTTATTATCTTCACTTTCCATCGCAATGATGAGAACTTTTTCTTCTTTAACTAGAAAAGGACGATACTTAATTTTTTTCCCAGTTGAAGGTAATTCCAACTCATATGTTGGTGTAGATATTTTTGGTAATGGCATAATAACCTATAATATTTTCAGATAAAATTATTTATTGATGATATTTGATCCACTACCCGATATACTACTACCTGATATACTTGATAATGGACTTGTTGATAGTTTTGTATCCCCATAACCAGTAAGATTATTATTATAGACTCCACCATTAAGAATTAATGGTTCATTTGTGCCAGTAAAACCAATTACGGGAGAACTCTTATCTGTACCCGTTTTTTGTGTAGAAGCAGAAAGAGATCCTTTACCTGAAAGAGCCTTTCCTACACTTCCAAGTACAGATTGAAGATTATTTGAAGTACCATTATTAATTGATTTGCTATCCACAGATCCACATACATATCTTTCATAATTGAACGAAACACCGACCTTCAGAATCTCAGAAGAATCATAACTTACTGGCATTGCGTTTATTGTTTTTGGATAAAGACCTTTAAAGTTATACTCAATGTATCTATTATAATCTCTATCAAATTTTACAATCTTCATTGAATTGCATTTATACTCTTCAGGATATTGCATTCTAAAGTGTGTATAATCTGATAGTCTACTAGCACTCGATGCATCATGCATAAATTCCATCCAGTGCTCAAAGAATTTAATTGCTTTATAACTCCTATCAACATAAAATGATAAATCGATAGGTGTAAATGTCCTAGTATGGGGCATTGATTCTGCCACACCCATATAATCACCTACAATATCTGCAGTTGCATATGAACTTCCTGGAAGCGATGCAGAGTGGCACAATAAAGTAATATCAGAACTTACAAATGATGAGAACACTCCCCTTGCGGAAAGATGTCCCATTAATTTTGGTTTTAAACCACTAAATTTAACCTCAAAATGAGATGTTTGTGCCAAAGTTGTCAGAACTGGTTTAAAATCTGATATCTTTTTCGGACTAGGTGCTGGCACTCTAAATACCTATTATTATAGACTGTGTGTAGTTATTTAGATGGCATATAGAGGAAAATTTCAACCTTCTTATCCAAAAAAATATAAAGGTGATGTTAGAAATATAATCTATCGCTCTCTCTGGGAGCGTAAATTTATGGTGTATTGTGATTTGAATGAGAATATTCTTGAATGGGGAAGTGAAGAGATTGCCTTACCATACCGTTCACCCATTGATAACAGAATTCATAGATATTTTCCAGATTTCTATATCAAATACAAAAACAAATCTGGAAAGATAGTAAAGTCTCTTATAGAAGTAAAACCATTAAAACAAACTACTCCCCCATCAAAACCGCAAAGACAAACAAAAGGATATCTATTCGAAGCATACGAGTATGCCAAGAATCAGGCAAAATGGGAAGCAGCAAGAGAGTTTTGTAAAGATCGTATGTGGGAGTTTAAAGTTCTAACAGAAAAGGAACTCGGTATTAGGTAATGCCAAGAAAAACACTAAAACAAAGAAAAAAACCTACAGATACAGATAGTAATCGTAATAGGATTCGTGAAATCAGTGATGATATGATTGGATTGAAGAATCCAGATGATTTTATGGTAGCAATACTGGAAGCAGTAAAAGATACCTATACTCCAGTACCAGAACCAGGTAAAGTATATGTTTTTATATACAAACCTAAAACTTCTAATATAAGATACGACCAAAATCCATTTGTAGCAGTAACAGATATTTTTTCCTGGGGATTCCGTGGTCTAAACTTTCATTGGGGTGAAACTAGACAATACACCTGGAATGAAATCTCTGGAAACATGTATGAAATATATTCTTCTGAAGTAAAAGACTTACAACAGATACCTTTTCAAAATTTCAAACTAAATAGTTAAAAAACGTGTAATGTCACACACAGATCTTCATGCAAAAACTGAAGTATTAGCATCCAGTGGTCAGTCTAGTTCTTCGGTGTAGGG